ATTTATGGATAATACTAAAGCACAGTTTGGAACAGGAGGAGATTTCCAGATCTACCACAGTGGAACCCATTCATACATAAAAGATGCAGGTACTGGAAATTTATATATACATTCAAATTACTTTATTGTCAGCAATGCTGCTGGTACTGAAGATATTATAAAAGGTGCAGAAAACGGAGCCGTAGAGTTATATCACGACAATTCAAAAAAACTAGAAACCACCAGTTCAGGCGTTACGGTAACTGGAACGGTATCAGACAGCAAAGGCAACCTGCGTTCTATACCTAAAACTTCTAAATCTGCAAATTACTCTATTGTTGCTGCTGATGCTGGAACGTGTCTTGCAACAAATAGTCAAATAACAGTTCAAGGAAGTCAGATGAGTGAAGGAGATGCCGTAACTATTTTAAATAACAGTGGGTCAAGCATAAATATAGTTAGAAGTTCATTTTCTTTATTTAATACAGGTAATGGAAATGATGAAGATACAAGCCTTGGAGCAAGAGGAATAGCAACTATTTATTTCATAGATGCTTCTAATGGCTACATAAGTGGCTCATCATTAGGATCTTAAATATGTACCTACTAACTAACACACACGGAGGTTATTAATTATGAGTCCAATACAACAATTATTTCTTGGAACGGGTAGTGCAGTTGCTACGAAGACCTACGTTGACGATGTTTTTAGCACGTACTTGTATAAAGGAAATGGAGGAGCAAATCAGATTGTAAACGGTATAAACAATACTGACGAAAGTATGGTCTGGTTAAAAACTCGAGACGATGCTGATTATGCTGTAATATTTGACACGATAAGGGGTGGTCAGCAATGGCTAATTCCTTCTGAAAATTTTGCTGCTGGTACTGATGCTGGACAGCATATAAATACATTTAATAATAATGGATTTACATTACAAAGTAATGCCTCTGGTAGTAATGCCTCTACTAGTAACTATGCATCTTGGAATTTTAAGTCTGCACCTGGGTTCTTTGATATTGTTACTTACACAGGAAATGGTAGCAATAGGACTATATCTCATTCATTAGGTAGTGTTCCTGGGATGATAATGGTGAAAAGGCTTGATACAGGTGATTCTTGGTTTACATACCACAGATATCTAGGAGGTACTAAAAGGATTTATTTAAACGCTACTAATGCAGCCGTGACAAGTTCTACTGCTTGGAATGATACTGATGCAACCAGTTCAGTTTTTTCTGTTGGTACTGATAGCGGAGTTAATGGAAACGGTGCAACCTATGTAGCCTACGTATTTGCAGGAGGTGAGTCCACAGCCGCTACTGCAAGGTCTGTTGATTTTGATGGGTCGAGTGATCGTTTAGAAATTTCTAATAGTAGTGATTTTTCATTTGGTTCTGGTGATTTCACTGTTGAAGGATGGTTCAAGGTTAATTCAACCAGTTCTGCACAAACAATCGTAAGTGTTTGGGACTATGAAAATAGTCGAAGATCTTGGCAAATTGAAGCTAATAGTAGTGGTGGATTAGGATTTTCAGTTAGTCCAAATGGTAGTAGTTCGACTGATACAGTAGGAAGTAATTGCGTTTATCCTGGTCAATGGACTCACTTCGCAGGAGTAAGAGATGGGAACACTTTAAGACTATTTGTTAATGGTACACAAGTAGCTAGCAATAGTTTTACTGGAAGTCTGTATGACAATACAAATGATAAATTATTTATTGCGGTACTTAACGGTTCAGCAAATATTACGACAGGAAAGATTAGCAATATCCGAGTAGTTAAAGGAACAGCAGTTTATACCTCATCATTTAGACCACCAACTGAACCACTAACAAACATAACGAATACCAAACTTTTATGTTGCAATAACTCATCTACTACAGGTTCAACCGTAACCCCTGGAACGATTACCGCTAATGGTGATCCAACAGCATCAAGTGATTCACCCTTCGATGACCCTGCTGCATTTACTTTTGGAGACGCAGGGGATCAATCCGTAATATCTTGTGGATCGTACATTGGAACAGGAGCCGCAGGAAATGAAGTATTTCTCGGTTGGGAGCCGCAACTAGTCATGTTCAAAAATACATCTCATGGTGATGCTTGGTCTAATTGGTTTATGTATGACTCAATGCGAGGAGTAGTTACAGGAGGAACTGAGAATTATCTTATGGCTAATAAAATCTCTGCTGAAGAGGCATATAATGCTAGTACGATTGATTTTACTTCTACAGGTTTTACAATTCAAGATACAGGCGTTGCTCACAACGGAGACGGTGATAATTTTATATTTTTAGCACTAAGACGCAGCGATGGATACGTTGGCAAGCCTCCCTCACTTGGTACGGGTGTATTCGCTATGGATACATGGATTACTAATGGTGATCCAGCAATGATTAGTAACTTCCCTGTTGATTTTGTCTTAGATAGAGATCCTACAGTAGGGAGTGGTTGGCAAGCTGATTGGCATGCAAGAGGAAGATTGATTCAAACCAAATATTTAAAAACTAATAGTACAGATGCTGGAAATACTGGTACTTGGGGTTACTTTGATTACAGCAATGGTTGGTTAAACAGGCAAGGATCAAATGAGTCAAATTGGCAATCATGGATGTTTAAACGCGGCGCTGGTTTTGATGTGGTGACCTATCAAGGGGACAACAATAGTGGTCATGAGATTCCCCATTCATTGAATAAAACGGTTGAGATGGCTTGGATAAAGAATAGAAATGCTGTAAGTGGAACTAATTATGATTGGATTTGCTATCACCACGGAGTAAACGGAGGAACAAATCCTGAACAATATTATTTAAGCTTAAATGATGCTGACGCTCAAACGGCAGCTACTTCTAGATGGAACAATACAGCACCATCATCAACACATATAACTCTTGGTAATAGTCAAAGCGTTAATGGGTCTACGTCTAATTATTTAATGATGCTCTTCGCCAGCGTTTCGGGCATCTCAAAATGTGGATTCTATGATGGATCAGATTCTACAATCACCATAACCACAGGATTCGCCCCCAGATTTGTCATATTAAAAAGAGCAAATAGTTCTGGATCGTGGTTTGTTCTCGATACGACTAGAGGTTGGGGTTCTGGTAATGATGAGTTCTTGCTTCTTAATTCAAATGCTGCTCAAGATGGTAATTATAATTTAGGAGAACCTACTGCTACAGGATTTACATTGACTGGAAATGATTCATATAATAATGCTGGTGATAAATTTATATATTATGCCCATGCTTAAACACAAACAAATTAATTAAAAAAAACAATGGCAACAAAAACTTGGCAAGTAAACACCCTTCAACGTGAACTAGCGGATGGGTATGTGAATAAAGTTATCTACCGTGTTAACGGTGAAGATGGTACTTATAAATTTAGAGCTACAGGTGAGGTTGATCTACCTAAGCCTGGTACTCTTGTACCTTATGCTGACCTTACAGAATCAACTGTACTTGGTTGGGTAAAGGCAAAACTAGATGCTGATAAAGCTGGTACTGTAGCTGCTATTGAAACAGCTGTAGAGAACGGCGTTAACGAGCAAAAGACTCCAACAACAGGTGTAGGTAAGCCTTGGAGCTAGGTGAAAGTCCCTAAACTGCCTAAAGCTTTAGATATGCCTAGCATCCCTCTAAAGCAGCCAACAGCAGAAATGCCAGTATTTCCACCAATCATTATTCCTCCTCAAAACTTAAAAGCCCCAAAAGGGGTGGAGTTAGAGGAAGTTCCTGAAGAAACAGAGGATGAAGAAACTGCACAAACTGAACAACCTAGTTTAAGAGTCCCTGTTATAAAGATAGATTTACCTTTACCAACTGCTGAGGTGGTAGCTACGGCTACCTACGCAGCTGTAGCAGCTGTAGCTACAACCACTTTAGCAACACCTTTCTTTAATAAGATAAAGAAACAAATACAAAAATTTCTACAGAAAAAAGTTGACAAATGGAAGGAAAACCGCCAGAAGAAAAAAAAGGACTCCTCGGTAAGTTAAAAGATGCTGCGGAGGATCAAGAACATCAAATACAAATTCTAGGTACATTTGTCCGTCTTGGAGTTGTAGTTTGGAGTGGATTTATCATTACAATGAACTATGTAGAATTACCTATGGTCAAGAAGTCTGGTAACAGTGATATCACGTTCGTTGCTTCGGTATTTACGGGAGCACTCGCAACTTTTGGCTTGACTACTGGTAATAAAAATAATGGTAATAACAAACCCATTAATTGTCCTATGGCTAAGAAAAAAGAAGAATGAAAAAATGGTTATTAACGCTGTTATTACTTTCACCGACTACTGTAAGTGCTGAATTAGTACAACCCAATTTTACCCAAGGGTCTATGAATAGCACTACCACTACGACTCAGGATATCACTGAGGAAATCACAACAACCACCTATGGTGCCGCATTAAACAAATGGTCAGGCGACAATATAACTCACACCTCAGCAAGCTCTGGAGGTTTAGTAGATTCAGATTCAATCTTTACGATTCACACAGCTGGAAGCGACTTTTCACTAGAAGTAGTAACACGAGCAGCAAGTCAGGTAATCGAACTCACAGAGATCGAAAGAACTATCGAAACGGAATCTACTACTGTCTCCTTGTCAGTCTTCTCTCAGTAACACCTGTTAAAGCAGCAGAAGGTGAGACACATAACACCTCTAATCCCGTTGCAGCAGCGACTGGAAATGTTACTAACCAAGCAGTCCAATTTCAGAACAACGGTGCTCCTAGTAGGCAGCACTACGGTTCTGGGTTAGCTGTAATGGTTCTACAATGACATTCAGTCCATTCTATATGGGGAATCATACGAAACCCTTTGATGAGGAGATGAGTCAAAGAAGCTACACAGTAGCTGAGAACTGGGGAGGACAGATAAATTTCATGGTACCATTAGACCGAAGAGGTTTAGAACAGTGTAGGCGTATAGCAAAGCGACAAGAAGAGAAGCTAAGGCTTGACTATGAATTAGTTAGGGTTTTAAAATGTGCTGAACTTCAACGTAAAGGCTTTATGCTAACTGAAAACTCTCGTGTCTATAGTATGTGTAACGATGTCGTTCCTATAGTAGAGTATCAAGCAAACAAAAAAGCTGCAGTTAAGCAGTATCTAAAAAACGAATGTATTCCTAAAGAAAAGAAATTCCCTTGGAATGAACAGGAGTATGAATGTCCAACTAACACTAAAAAATGACTTACGCTAACAAAAGTGCAAAAGAAATCTTAGCTGAAAAGCAAGCAACCAAAGCTAAGAAAGCAACTAAAAAATCCACTAAAACTACTAAAGAATAATGATCCTACTTCTAAAGCCTATCCTTTTCGCATTTATAAAGTCCAAAGCAATGAAGCAACTTGTTGTTGACTTGTTAGAAGGCTTGGCAAAATCCACAGATAACACACTTGATGATCAAGCTGTGGCA